GGGGGGAGTTAGACCGTCCCCCGGTCTCTTTGAAGCAGTTCACACAGGATTGTGAGGAAGCTGTTTCCCGGCAACTACGCAGGGAAAACAAACCTTATCGTCTGCGTATGTCCGGCTTGGGTCGCCCCTTGTGTCAACAGCTTGTTGAACGCAGTGGTGTTCGAGAAGAGATGGACTACAACGGTGTGCTGCGCTTCTTGTTTGGGGACATTGTGGAAGCCCTGATGATGTTGCTCCTGCGTGAAGTGGGGGCCAAGATTGTCAGCTTTCAGGAATCCGTTGAACTGGAGATAGCTGGGCAACAAATCAAGGGAACTCTCGATCTAATCCTCGAGGATGAACTGGGCCAGAAGAAAGTCTGGGACATCAAGTCCGCAAGTGAGTGGGCCTTCAACTACAAATATTCTGGCGGATATGATAAACTCAAAGAGGACGACCCCTTTGGCTACCTGATGCAGGGTTACCTATACTCAGAAGCCACAGGATTGCCATTTGGGGGCTGGATAGTGGTCAACAAGTCCAGCGGGCAGGTTTTGATTGTAGAAGCCCCGGACTGGCAAGAAGAGGACAAGAAAGCATACCTGAAGGATGCTGAACGGCGGGTGCGTATCCTGACTGATCCTGATTCAGAGGTAGTCAAGCTGGATACAGAGTTTGAAACCTACCGTGCAAATGGCGAGGTTATCCGCACGGGCAACAAGACACTGGCCAAACAGTGCAGCATGTGTGGATATCGTTCCCACTGTTGGCCCGATGCGGTGTTGCATGACAAGGTAACATCCAAAGCCAAGAACCCGCCACAGGTCTGGTATTCAACCTTGAAGAAGAAAGCCCTGTGACATGCCTGTCCTTTACACCAAAGAATACGACCTGTCTCTCGTGGATCTCAACGAGGAACTCCTCATGCTCTATGTGGAATCCCACGCCAAGTCGGGGGGCGGGAGACGGGTCGTTTTTCTCAGGCAACACGAACGGGGCATCCCCGTAATCATCCGCGAGAACTACTCAGAAAGTGGCGTCATCACCCCTGCAACAGAGGTGCGTGACCTAGAAGCAGTAGAGTCTTGCTTCCAAGTGATCGGCAACCATCTCGCAAACGGAAAGACTGTATGCGTCCCGATATACCCTCTCACCGAAGAAGTTATCTCCATAGAAAAACAATCCCCGAAAGTGGCCGCGTATCTCAGAAAGAGAATGGCCAGCTACAACATGAAATACCATTTGGGAAATACCACAAGATGAAGCGGTTTGCGGGATATAGGTCACAGTTTGAACTGGACTTGGCGCGAACTCTAGTCAAGAACAAAATTGAGTTTGAATACGAGAAGGCCAAGATAGCCTACCAGCCAAAGGTCCGGATATACACCCCGGACTTCTACATACCGGCGACAGGTATCTACATAGAAGCAAAGGGCCATCTCGACAAAGATGATCGCGTCAAGATGCGACTGGTCAAAGAGCAGCATCCTGACTTGGACATCCGGTTTGTTTTCCTGCGGGCATCAAATCGACTTTACAAGGGTAGCAAGACCACCTATGCTGCATGGTGTGAACGCTATGGATTTCAATGGGCAGAGAAGACGATACCACCTGAGTGGCTAAAGAAGGGAAAAAACAATGTCTGATAACGACAACATAGATGCAGAAGAAACTCTGGAGAGACAGCTAGAACTTGCCACCCTTCTTCCTGAACGATGGTATATCATCTTCAGCAACAAGGATGACGATACCGTTACCATGAACGCCTACGATACGACAACAGGCCCCGAAGATCCGGAAGCCTACGAGTCCGGTGTTGTCCTGCAGAACGGCATCATAGAGTTGCTTGAGAACGACTTTGAACGCATCGTAGAGGCTGGTATGGCCCGTCTCAGATTCAAGGAACTCGAGAAGGAAATCGTATCAGAAGTCAACGAGGAGATGGGCCTGTCCATTGAAACGTCCGGCGACAACATAATCAAGGTTGACTTTGGAGCAAAGCAATGAACGAGTATCAGAAGGCATGTCTGACCACCGCTGTATACCCCAAGATGCACAGCGTAACCTATCCGGCTCTGGGCTTGGCAGGAGAAGCAGGAGAAGTTGCCGACAAGATAAAGAAGATGCTGCGTGACAAGATTGATTCCCCAGAGTATCGGGAACAGGTCATGCTTGAGTTGGGTGATGTGCTGTGGTATGCTGCAGTTCTGGCAAGCGACTTGGGGTATGACCTCGAGACTGTCGCTAACCGCAACCTAGAGAAGTTGCAGGGTCGTCAGAAACGTGGAACACTACATGGCACAGGAGACAACAGGTAATGGATGTCCATCTAAGTCACGAAGAATATATGCGGGAGAAAGAAAAGCTGTTTGGCAAAGACATGGTGAACAGTCCCCCGCACTACAATCAGGCAGGTATCGAGTGCATAGATGCTATCGGTGCTGCTACAGAAGAAGGCTTTGAATACTACCTTCAAGGCAACATCATAAAATACCTCTGGCGGTATCGCTACAAGAATGGCGCAGAAGATCTGAAGAAAGCCCAGTGGTATTTGAACAAACTAATCGAGGTAAAGGAAACACTAACATGAGCAATACACTACCAACCCCCTATCAGCAGTTCATCCACAAGTCCCGATACGCCCGGTGGATCGAGGAAGAAAATCGGCGTGAAGATTGGCACGAGACTGTTGACCGCTATGTGGACTACATGGCAAATCACGCAGAAGAGAAGCATGGCTACAAGCTGAAGGCAAGTGAGAAGGCAGATATCAACGAAGCCATCTTGGGCCTACAGGTTATGCCATCCATGCGGGCTGTGATGACCGCTGGCAAGGCTCTTTCCCGGGATAACATCTGCGGGTATAACTGTTCTTATATTCCGGTGGATAGCCCTCGTGCGTTTGACGAGTGCATGTATATCCTGATGTGTGGCACAGGGGTTGGGTTCTCCGTTGAACGGGAGAATGTGGACAAGCTGCCTACCGTCAGTGATGCCATGAATAATTCAACGACTGTGATCAAGGTAGGTGATAGCAAGCCGGGCTGGGCCAAAGCCTATCGTGAGTTGATTGCCCTGCTCTATGCGGGACAAGTTCCTCAGTGGGATATGTCCGATGTGCGTCCAGCAGGGGAACGCCTGAAGGTCATGGGTGGCCGGGCATCCGGGCCGCAGCCGTTGGTTGACCTGTTCAGCTTCACCGTGGAAACCTTCAAGCGGGCAGCAGGTCGCAAGCTGTATCCCATCGAGTGTCACGACCTGATGTGCAAGGTGGGTGAGATTGTCGTTGTTGGAGGTGTCCGCAGGTCAGCCCTGATTTCGTTGTCCAACCTGAATGATGACCAGATGCGCCACGCAAAGGCCGGACAGTGGTGGGAGAACGAAGGGCAGCGGGCGTTGGCCAACAACTCCGTAGCCTACAAGTCCCGCCCAGAGATGGGAACCTTCATGCGTGAGTGGCTTGCCCTGTATGATTCCAAGTCAGGGGAACGCGGTATCTTCAACCGGGAAGCGGCAGACAAGCAGGTAGCCCGGAATGGTCGCCGGGAAACCGGACACATGTGGGGAACCAACCCCTGTTCGGAAATCATCCTTCGTCCCTACCAGTTTTGCAACCTGTCAGAGGTTGTGGTGCGGGCAAGCGACACCCTCGAAGATTTGACACGGAAAGTTAAATATGCAACCATCTTGGGGACGCTGCAGTCCACCCTGACGGATTTCAAATACCTTCGTAACATCTGGAAGAAGAACACAGAAGAGGAACGGCTTCTGGGCGTATCCCTGACAGGCATCATGGATCATCCGGTCTTGTCCAAGACTACGGACTCTGTGCGCTGGTTGACTACGATGCGGGAGACTGCTGTTGCCACCAACAAGGAATGGGCAAAGAAGCTGGGCATTAATGTGTCCGCAGCCATAACCTGTGTGAAGCCATCTGGAACCGTATCACAGTTGACGGACTCTGCTTCCGGCATCCATGCCCGTCACAATGATTACTACATCCGCACTGTGCGGGGTGACAACAAGGATCCCCTGACACAGTTTCTTATCGAACAGGGTGTCCACAATGAACGAGACGTGATGAAGCCAGATAGCACCACAGTGTTCTCGTTCCCGATGAAGTCACCGGAAGGGGCTATCACCCGGACACAGATGACTGCCATTGAGCAGCTTGAGTTGTGGCTTACTTACCAGCGTCACTGGTGTGAACACAAACCATCAGTCACTATCTCTGTCAAAGAGAATGAGTGGATGGAAGTAGGTTCATGGGTCTACGAACATTTTGATGAGGTATCTGGTATCAGCTTCCTGCCATTCAGTGAGCATACATATCAGCAAGCACCTTATCAGGACATTGATGCTGACACATACAAAGAGTGGAAAGCAAAGATGCCTAAGAATGTAGACTGGACTAAGTTGCAAGACTTTGAGAAGGAAGACACTACATCAGGTGGACGTGAGTTGGCTTGTACTGCAGGCGTCTGTGAAATTGTTGACATCGCGGCTGCGTAGTATGGCTAGTCACGACACCACATACGAAGAAGTACTGATGCTTCGCAAGAAAGTTGCAGATTACGAAAATCTGTTTTCGGCGCTATCTGATGAACTCGTTGTAAAATCTTTGAAGAAATACTATGATATTTGTAGTATACCTGATAAGATTGATTTGTCAGACGAAATCATTGAACCAGACGAAGAACTACTCCAAGCACTTGATAGGGTTCTTGCTGACTATATGACCCCATATGAATACGATAAATGGAAAGGAAAAGATGGCAAAGTCACATGACACTACAGTGGCTAAGATGGTATGGAAAAGAGGGGATGGTTGGGTTATCTTCAACCCCCCTCGAAGCCATCCAAGTTACGATGAATGGATGAAAATGAAACAGAAACTGCAGGAAAAAGAAAACACAATCAATGAAACCGATAGGGTTGATTAGTTTAATTTGTGTGGTATAATGGCACTAATAGTACCGAAAGGGAGTATGTAATGGCAGGAATGATTGACTGGGATAAGCTGACTGACTTTGAGAAGGAAGACAACACAACAGGATCTCGTGAACTTGCTTGCACAGCAGGGGTCTGTGAGGTTGTGGATCTGTCGGCAGCATGACAGAGGGGCTAGACATGCCTAACTGGTGGCAGTGGTGGTTGCTTGCGGCTATCACTGTCAACACCACGATAAACATCATCGTGTTCTTTAAGCATAGGTTTAGGTCGAAGAAGTAGGGATGGTAGACGAAAGGTATTATACAAAAGTAGAACCTGTCTTTGAAGATGGGGAGTGGTGGTATTATGCTCCCAACAAGCGATACCGTCAGCGTGTCACAAAACATGCTGAGAAGAATACTAGCCGCATGTTTGTCAATGGCAAGTATATACCCAAATCCCATCCCCTCCACAAACCCGGTAATTACAAGTCCCTTGACGATGCGTGGTCACACACAGAGATTGAGAAGACAACGGACGGGGAAGTCTATCTGGTTATCAACCCGGCGTGGCCTGATTGGGTAAAGCTGGGCAAGGCAGCAATAGCAACAGACCGTCTGTCCGGCTACCAGACGGGATCTCCCTATAGGGACTACATCATCCTCTGCAGCGTGTATGTGGATAACAGACATGAAACAGAGAAAGAACTATTGACTACATTCAAGAAACATGCTACAGAATATAAAGGAGAGTGGTTTAAGATGCCTCATGGTGAGGCGATTGATCTACTCGAATC